GTGGCATCCGGGTGATTTCTTGATTCTGCGTGGTCATTCACCTGCCCGTCGGTATAGTCCTTCACGTTATTTTCGACAGTCAGCACATCCTCTACCGTCGCCATGATAATGCCAGGGTCAATGCTGAGTTCAATCGCCCCCACGTTGTCGACAGAAAGCCATATCCTGATAACCGTGAAACGACCGCTGCCTTCGCTTAATTCTGGTTTACAGGTAACGGGCAGGCTTGCCACGACCAGGCACTCTCCGTCTTCGTCGTACAGCGCCCCTTCGCGAATGGTAAAACCCCCCGCCTCGGGTGGGATAATCATTTCGGTGGCGATGATATTCTTCTGCTCACTGACGATTTTGACGCTGTTCAGCGGTGAGCGGAATACCTCATGAATCAGCGCCTGGCTGTTTTCATCCGGTTCGGGGGTCAGTCCGTTTCCGTCACCAACAGCCATCCAGGCAAAAACCACCTTTTCTCCTTCGGCGGCTGCTTTTGCAATTTTTTCCCGGCCTTTAGCGGTGACGACTGAGATGTAGTTTTTTTTCATATGTGCCTGAAATCTTTTTTAAAGAATACGTTTAAAATATGGCTGAATTTATTCCAGCCTCAGCCACTTATCAGAGGCCTTTTCACTGTCAGAGGGGATAAAAACAGTGCCGACACCCTCCGTCACTTTTATCAGCCCGGTATATTTCTCAGTGATGGTGGTGATAATGCCATTTTCATCCTCTGTCGGCGTTTCGACATTCAGCTGCCCCCATACAATGAAGACACCTGACAGCCAGTGCGGCAGGGCGACCTTACTGGTGGTGTAGGCTTCCTGTTCAGCTTTAAAAAAATTCATATATCCTCACTGTAACCAGCCGATATTATTACCGCTGATGCCATTAATATCCGGCGTCGCCACTCTCATTCCGCCACCCAGGGCCGGAGACGATTTTCTGAACTTCATCATTTTTGCTGCACGGGCGTTTACCGGAGCGCCGCGAGGGACATACAAAAACTGAGGCGATGAAAAAATATTCCCCTCTTCTTTAAATTTACTCATATCAGGCTTAAAGCCCGGCATTTCTTCCATAAAGATAATGTTATGCCGCAACAGCATTTCGTCTGGCGTGGCAATACCCTGATAGCTGGATGCCTTGTCGTTGGTGTACAGGTTATGCTCGAATATTTCACCCTCGGTCAACCATCGGCAGTAAAAGATATTATTATCAATTGACAGTGCCGGCACCCCCGTCCCGCCTCCTGAATAGGCATTGCTGTTCAGTAGCAACTTTCGCTTGTCACTGACGGTATCAATGATGGTGTTATTCCTGAAATGATTATCAAACAGGCATTTCGCATTACGCAGAACCGACGCATAAATTTCTGAGTTATAGTTTTTCCCTTCAGGTACATTTCTGAGTCGCTGAATAGCGTCATTAAAGGAAAAGTTATACTCAATAATGTTTTCTCCGGTTCCCATCCTGCGATGATAAAACCACTCTTCATAGGAATACTTATCCGGTTCCCAGGGGCTTAAACCCGCTCCGCTGGCAGATATCAGCATGGCAAATGAAACGTTTCCAGTGGAAAAGTTATGCCGCACCACATTCCCCCAGCTCATGCCGTCAATGTCAAAGGCCATGCCATCATTAGCCATCGCCAGCATGCCGGCTATCCAGTTTTCCCGAATCATGACCCGGTCACTGTGCCACACCCACATCGCTGCATCGGCATGTCGCGCGCCCTCCGGGCTGACTTTATCCCACCGGTAGCTGGAATAACTATTTTCTTCCATATAGGAACTGTATTCCGTCCTGACATAGGCGCTACCCTCGGATTTGACGCTGTGAAACAGAATCGCCGACTGCACGACCCGGTGAAAGGAGTTATTTGCACAGAATACCCCCATTGATTTTTTATCGCCGGTGAGGTTGGTTGTCACATCCTCAACCTGAGTATTTCCCCGGATATAAACGCAGGAGCTGACCGTATCAAAGTCACAGTGAGCAACCCCTATCTTGTGCGCTAAATTATCGCTGGTTTCAGCTGCAAAAATTTTAATACGCTGGTTCCCGCCCCACTGTGCTGTTACCGATTTTTCGTTGCCATAAAATCCGCAGTGTTCTGCATACAGGTTTGCATCATAGTTCCGCTCCTTGTCACCATACGCGGTTAAATGAATCAGCGCCCCGGTATCCCAGGCAGGAACAATATCGCAGTCAATAAAGTCAATACCTCTTATTTGTACGTTGGTGGCCTTATTGCTGTAAATGCACTGTATTGCTGGCGTGTCCTGTATCCATTTCGGTCTGGGGCCGTCACCATAAGATCCGAAATAACATGGTACGATGCGACCGGCATTATTCAGAAAACCACGATTAGTATCATTCAGTCTCTCGCGGGTAGTGGTTCCGCGCCGGATTAATACCGTCCAGGGATAGGACAGTCCTGAATTAAATGCAGCATTAACTGAATTAAATGGAGACTGCTGCTCTCCATTTCCGTTTTCTGTTTGTGACGGATCTATATAGTAAATATTCATATCAGACTCACAAGCTCACATGGAAATCAACCCAGGTGCCATCGGGTATATCAATCAGGTTTCCGGCGGTGTCCTTGAGGGTAAACACAAACTCCCCGGACGTGGTGGAGATAATCGCGATTGCGCCACTGGCGCTGCCATCCCACCAGTTTACCGGCGGCTTAACCTTCCACCATTTACTGGACAGCGTGCATCCCGTAACTTTGTATGTCCCTGTACCCTGCTTAATTACACGGGTTCCCGCACCTGAGTATTTATTCATGGCGTGATAATCACTGTACGCGGTAAATCCACTCTCCAGGTACTGGTCCATCCGTGAATACGTGCTGGATGCGGTCATTTTATCCCTGACCCGGATCACCTTCAGGGGAGCGTATACCACATCACCGCTGCTGGTTTTTATGTAGTTCTGCGTATTTATCGGGTTGCGTGTTTGCGTATAAATCAATCCGCCTGGCTCGACAACGGAGAGTTTGTTTTGTTTCCACGCCGTCCAGTCAGTTTCAACAAACTGTGGATTTGATGCTGCCAGAACGGTGACAGAAACCCTCGGGCTGTAATAAGGCACCTTCAGATAAACTTCTGCAAAACCGGTATCCGCACTGACCCTTACGCCGACTTCGGGGATGTGTTCAGCCGTTTGCGTTTGCAGGGTGGAGTCGGACAGGCGGTTAAACTTAATCCACTGCTCAATATTATTCCGGCCGATGTTTCCCTGCTGGATAGTCTCAATCAGATTCTGACCGTTAACCTCCAGGAGAAACGTGGACTGTTCATAATTGACGTAACTCCCGGCCGTAATCAGCGCTGTAAATTTTTTAATGGCCCCGCCTGAGACACCTGGCCTGATAATGCACAGTTTTCCCCACTGAAGCGCACCGGTATCTTTTGTGAAAAAGTGGTCAAAGCTCTGGTTCAGCCCATAGCCAATATCATAAAAGCTGGCCAGCAAATTGACGTGCTCGTCGTAGCCGTCCACCGGATAGCCATCGTTTCCGGGGTTGAGTGGCGATACGGTCATCAGTCTGGTTTTGCGCGCCGTTTTATCCCAGACCCACATCAGCCCCGGCATCAGGTTGTCGTCGCCAGTCAGCGGCGAGTGCGTGCGCATCATCACGTTGGGAAACTGACCGTTACTGTGCCCTGTCAGCTCACAGTACGGGTAGCCAATACCAGACGCGGTGATCCGGCCGTCAGATACTGCGTGGGTGCTGAGGCGTCCGCGCGCATCGGTGGTGAATGCGCCCAGGTTTCCCCTGCTGTCACCATAGACCATGCCCGCCAGGTATGGCGGCTCCCCGTCCCCCTGGACTACGCCGAATTGCCCACGCGCAAGCAGCCGCTCCTTCAGTGAAATCCCCTCAGCGCCACAGACATCGAGGCCTTCTCCACCAAAAAAATTACCGATAACATGTGATGGGTCTGTGGCCTGAGCCAGGCTTTCCCTGATAAACGCATCAGAAGAATAAGCCCAGGCTCCCGCGCCGATGCCGCCGGAACTTTCCGGGGTTGATCCGGCAATCACCACTTTCGGGTATTGCCCTGTCCAGACCAGACGCAGATTCTGATAAATAATTTCATCGAGAGGCGACTGCAATACCCCGCCGTCATCAAATGACACTACGGCGCCCACCTTACCCTCAATCTGCTCGCTGACCCGTTCTGTCTTTTGCTTCAGATATTGGGTGCGGTTTGCCAGCTGTTTCAGTGGTCGGTTTGCAACGCCATCCTGCCCGCCGGATACCCGCTCGGTACGCCCGATTATCTGAATTTTATCGTCCCATGACGGCGTTTCATTCATGTCTGTCATAAATCACCTGTAACTGAAATGTCCGTCATGAAAAATCATGCCGTTGTAACGGATTTCGTTTTCGGGCTCGAACTCCTCCGGATAAACACTGATAATGTCCCCGCAGTACAGCGCTGACCCGACAAACACTTCCCCTCTTGACGATGTGACAATGCTCTGTCTCGCCAGATGACGACTGACCGGCTTTGCGTCATTAATCAGCCGCTCAAGCTCGGTCAGCGCCCTGGGGGTTAAGCCGATCTCATTAACATCCACCTCAAGACGAAACGTCCCGGGCGCGTCGCCGATATCAAACCATTCAATGAAAGTGGCGGAAAACCCCATATCTTCAACAACGCGCCGCACCGCACCGCGCGTGCCTTTGCGGCGGTGCAGCCAGTACGAACGCTGGATGGCGGCAATCTTTCGTTCTGCCGGCCAGTCCTTGTCCCACCTGTCCACCGACAATGCCCATGCCAGATAGGGCAACAGATCCACCGGGCTCGCTGTCGGTGTCCACAGCGCACGCAGAGCGACCGTGATCGCTGACAGTCTGGCGGTGCCCGCTTCGGTATAGCGAAGCCAGGTAGTGGAGGATGGTGGCAACAGAGAGTTACTCATCCGTACCGCCGTTTTCCACGCTGTACCCGGTATTGCGCGCGACCTGGGTGTTATCGATCTGCAGATCGCTTTCGGGGGAATTAATCACCACGCGCTGTACACCCTGGACGTGCAGCGATGCCGATATGGCGGAGCGCACAACATCGCGACCAATCTTTTTATCGGCATCAGCAAGGAACGTCTTCAGCGAAGCAATTGCGGCGTTAATGATTGGCTCTGACTCCGGCCCCGGATACAGGTAGAGCGTTGCATCAATCGTGTATTCAATGATCTCCGCACTCCGTACCGTCACGCGATCGCCTAGCGGGCGTGTATCTTCGTCGTTTACCGCTGCCTGAACTGTCGCAATCAGCTCGTCTGATGCGGTGCCATCGCCGTCGCTGGACAGGATGGCTATCACCACTTCAGCGGGTGCGGGGCTGGTTGCACGCACGGCGGCAACCTTGCCGCTGGCGCTGCGGGCAAAATACTCATAGGCCGCCGATGGCCCTGCAACGCTCATTCCCTCAAACGCGGCCTGCGCCCGCAGCCGCAGGGCTTCATCGCTTTCCGTTACCGCATCTGCGGTGTCGGTGGCTTCGGTGATCACCAGGCGTTCCGTGTCCAGGTTGGCGGCGATATTGTCCAGATCGTCGCCGGTCGCATGGCTCAACATGCAGGCTGCGGCGCCTTCATTGATGCGCTGGCGCAACAGCAATTCACGGTACGCCATTGCCTGAGCAATAATATTTAGCGGCTCTGATTCCAGCTCTATCGCTGCCGCGACAGCACTCTGCATATCCTCCGGAAATGCCGCCGCCATCACCGCTTTTACCTCAATAAGGATGGTCTCGAAGTCCAGCTCTTCGATAATGGTCGGCGATGGCAGTTGCGACAGGTCAATCGTTGGCATTGGTACTCCTTAATGTCACCGCGCGGGTGCTCTTTTCCATGGTCTCAGTCAGCATGCCGGACATTTCGGCGGTCACAGCTCCGCTGGCGGAGTACGTCACATTGATGGTGTCGAGCACAATACGTGGCTCCCATGCCGCCAGTGCTATCACCGCCGCGCTCATCAGTTGCAGGCGGGTGACGTCGTTTTGCGGGCTGTCGATCAGGTCAGGGCACAGTGAGCCGTAGTTACGGCGCATCAGGCGACTACCAACCGGCGTCAGCAGAATGTCGTTAACCGACTGCCACACATGATCTTCGTCGGTCAGCGTGCCGGTGCCTGCGGCATTCATACCGCGATAGCGCTCTGTCATCGCGTACCCTCCGTCCAGCTTCCGCCGCGCTCAACAGCGCCGTGGTCGTGGTCGTCCACCTGTACGCCGTTTGACTTGAACTTACCGCCGGAATGGCTGAAGTTGCCGCGCATATTTCCACCTTCGGTTATGTCCAGATTTTTGGCGCGCAGCAGGTTGGTGCAGTTCACCTCTGGCGTATCCAGGGTGACAATTACCGACGCCTCAATCACTGCCGACTTGATGCCTTGCACCTGCAATGCGCCCGCCTCCGCGTCATAGCGGAACTTTGCGCCGTCCGGCGCCGTCACAACCATCTCTTTGCGCGTCGCGCCTGGTGCCGGGTTGTCGTCGCTGTACAGGCTCCCGCCGATAAAAGCGACGTCGGTATTGCCGCCCAGGCACAGGAACCAGACCTGCTCGCCGATTGATGGCGGCACCCAGACTTTAAACGCCCCGGCGCGCTGCGCATTCCAGCGCATCCAGTTGGGGCTTAGTCCGCCGCTTTGCACGCGAACGCGCCATTTTTCCTCGTCGATCTCCGTCACCGTACCGGTACGCGCGATGTTCTCCAGCAGGCGAATCAGCTCGGCAATTTCCATCAGCGCACCCCCAGCGAGTCGATCACCTGGCGAGCTATCGCCATGCGGTCAGCCTTACTCAGGCCCAGCAGCTCGCGGCGGGGATAGGTCGCCATTGCGCCGCTGCTGTTGACTTTGTCACGCAGGCCGAGTTGATGGACGCGGGCGATACGTGCGGCCACGCCGGAAAAGCCTACTTCCGCGCCTTCAGGCGTGGCGTTCGCTTTGAGAAAGCGAGCGGTACGCAGGCGGCGGAACATCGGATCCGCTTTTGTGGTGTTGCGGCGCGTTTCGTTAAAATTGATATCGAGATACCGCTCAATGTCTTCGCGATAGAATGAGCGAACCGCGCCACGTTCTTCGTCAAATCCGGTCAGCATGCGACCATGGCGGCCGCGAGTGGCCCGCCAGTTACGCAAGCGACGGTTTTCACCCTGCCAGACAAAACTAATCCCGGCCTGCGAGCGCAGCACGCGGCGACGGCGGGTCGGGAACTTCGACCCGTCCGGCGCTTCCTGTCTGCCGATGCGCTGGCTTTGACTCCGGCGCAACATCGTGCCGACGCTGCGGGCGGTACGCTGCCGCCCTGCCGGGGACATGCCCGACAGGATGGCCGCAAATACCTCGTCAAGCTGGCTGAAAAGTGCGTCGTTATTGCTCATGCCAGCGATCCCCCGGATTCCGGATCAAAGACCATTTCCCACTCACCGCCGTTAAATCGCGGGCGCTGCTCGGCCAGGTGCTCCGCCTTCGGCGCGCCATTGCTGTTTGTCACCATGACGCGCTCCCAGACCGGCACCTTAAACAGAATGTCGGCGACGTCGTCATTGACGATATCGGCGTCAAATTCCACCTTGCGGTTATTGTCCGGGTTCAGCAGCAGGTCGGGCTGTTGCTGCCATACCCACGCCAGCAACGGCAGCATCAGATCGTCAATCTGGCCGGGAAAATCCATCGCCAGTACCTGAATGGTGTAGTGGTACATGAACGAGGCTTCGCCGGTCGCTTCAATCTGAATATGCCCCTTCTCCACCCAGACGGTGATCAGTTCAGGGTTGGCTTTGCACCAGGTGTTACCGGCTATCAGCGCAGCACGCAGCAGTTCAGCTTTTTTCACTTTATCCCCCTGGCGATACGCCTTAGTTCCAGCTCACGGATCCCCGCCTTATCGGCGTTGCAGGTATCCAGCGCGTCGAGTAATGAATCCGTCCAGCCAGCCAGGCCGCCCCACGTCATCGGCCTGGCCGGTGGCGGCGGGACGTCAGTTTTTGCCGTCAGGCTTTCGGGTAAGGGCTCCTGAATAATCTGCGGCGCTGACTTCTTCGGCTCGCTGGTACAGGCTGTCAGCGCCAGCAACAGGCACAGGAGCCACGGCGCAGCCGTTACCGGCCAGTGCGGTTTTGATGTTTTCACGTCGGTGCTCTCCTGCTGTGTTGCGCTGCTGGTTCAGTTTCTTCAGTCCGGCTTCCACCTGGCTGACGTCCTGGCGTAGCGCCCTGACCTCGGTCAGCACGTCGCCGGTCTGTTTCAGTTCTTCCTGGGTGCTGGTCAGTGATTTCTCGGCCTGTTCGCGCTTATGGCTTTGCCACGCAAGGCCGCTGACGGCGGCAATCAGCAGGGCAAACATCACGATGGCGAGAATGGCGGTCGCTTTCATTTCGCCCCCTTCAGCGCCGGATCAGACAGGCACCAGGCCTTAAACTCCTCCCGGCGGTTGACCAGCCCTTGCAGGCGCTTGCCGCCGGAGTTCACAAAGTCCGTCAGCCGCTCACAAACACCCCGCCAGTTACCGGCCTGTGCATCACGCCAGAGGGTGGTTCGCACTTTCTGGCCCTTGCTGTTGGTGTACCAGCCCAGCCCGGTGCAGCCGACGTTAAAGTTGCCGTCGGTTATGCTTTCGAAAACCTTCTGCGGTGCAGCGATGCCGTTAAACTCGCGGTTCGTACACTTTTCGGCACGCATCAAATCGTTAACCCAGCGCTCGGCGATCTCACCCTCGACATACTGGCGATTTTCCACCTTCGAAGTGGAGCCGATCCCCACTGTCAGTACACCCGCCGGGCAGTAGTACGGGGTCTTGCGGCAGTCCTCGTACTTTGCCATCTTCAGCTGCGCTTCCGGGCTGGTTCGCAACGCCTGCGGCCACAGCGTGGCGGCCAGCGAGATGATCGCGGCGATGGAGCAGGCAATAATTCCCTTTTTCATCGCGGCGCCTCCCGGATGGTGCGGATCAGCTCTTTAACGTCCTGGCGGTTCTCGGTGTCGTCACGAATCGCGTCGATCAGTTCGTTCAGCAATGAGTTATTGGTTTCCTGAATACGCGCCATGCGGCGACGATGCAGCTCGCCAAGCAGGGCGGCTGCAATACCGATCAGCACACCAATAGCAGCCAGCCAGTCCTTTTGCGTCATGACGCCGATGCTGGTCAGCAGCGTTGACCATGAGTACGTCACGCCATTCCAGATGCGGTTGATTAAGTCCATAGCTGCACGATCTCCTGTGTCGCTGGAGTGCTGATTTCCGGCAGTTCCACCACCTGCCCGGCGTCGAGAAAGATCTGACCGGCCAGCGCTTTGTTCGCGGCGAGGACTTTCTCGGTCACGCCCTGCGTGGTGCCGTAGTGGCGCTGACACAACAAATCCACGGTATCGCCCTGCAATGCCTGCACTTTCATCAGAATGCCTCCGCAGAATTACGCACGGCACCGCGAATGTCGGATATCGCCCAGCGTGCATCGCGCCACATATCGTCAGCCTGTGAAGCCAGTGAAGCTGCGCGCTTCTCCCCTGCTTCGCCAGTGGTGTCCACGTCCCGGTTAGTACCGAGGATGTGCGCGCGTGCAATGCTGAACACCGCGCGGCGGTAGCGATGCACCTTCACGCTTTCGCCGTTAACTTTTGCCGCCGGAACATCAGAGAGTTCGGTGTAGCCTGCGGCCAGCTGTACGGCCTGCCAGTCGGCAAGCTGGTCGAGGGTGTGCGATACGCCCTCGATCACGGCCTGTTTCAGGCGTGAGGTCGTCACCGCGCCATTGATGCGCATTTCCATGCGCACATCGCTCAGGGCGATTTCCGGCCAGAACGTCCCGGCGGTGACTTTCTCGCCACCGTCGTCAGTGTCCGGCACATCCTCCGCAGAGGGGGTAACAGTGCGACCGGCTACAAGACTCATCGCGTCGTCTCCTGAATAGGTGGCGGTGAGCGGACGGAGAAAAGTAAACGTAATGCGTTGCAGATCTCCGCCCGCGCCGCCAGCGCACGGGGCGCAAGTCGGTTATTTTTTTGCGGCAGGCGTCTTTTTCGCTGCTGTTCTACGCACTGCCGGTTTACGTGGTGCGCGGGTGCGGGCTGACTTTGTCGCTGTGGTGCTGGCCGCCACTGCCGGATCTGACGATGCTGCAGTTTCGCCTGTGCCTGCGCCGTCCGCTGCGGTATCTCCGCCAGCATCGCCAGCGCCTTCAGCACCATCGCCGCCATCGGTACCATCAGCATCACCGCCCCCGCCTGCGCCCGCCTCTGCGGCGGCTTTTTTCACCGCACGGGCAAGGCGTTCAATCTCTTTTTTCACCCCGGCGCCCGCGTCCAGGGTCAGCGCCTGACGCAGCAACGCCAGCGCGATGGCCTGCTCTTCGGTTGTGCCGTTACGCAACGCAAAAGCACGCGCTTTGCACAGCTTGGCGCGAACCACGTCGGGCATATCACTGCCGGAGGTAAAGTCCGCGACGTCATCGAGCACCGCCAGATATGGCGTAACGTCGGTGGTATCGTCGGCCTTGACCTGCACCAGAATCGGATCGCAGATTTCATCGACCAGGATGGTTGCAGCGGTGCGGTTGAAGCGGTCAGGCATCAGCAGACCATGTGCCACGACATAGCGGCCAATACGTGCAGCGAGGACGTAATCACCGGCATCAATCGCCCAGACCATCAGGGTGACAATCACCTCATCCTGTCGGCCACTGTCGCCGTCGAGCGTCCCCTCGATCCAACCCTCGTAATGGGGTAGTAACTGGCGTTTCATCGCCGCTTTCGCCTGGTCAGACTGCACTCGCTTTAATGCACTCTGATCCATACGCAGTCGGTGCATGATTTGCTCGTGCGCTGTCCGCGCGGTATCCGACTGCTCGTCGGTTTTGCCATGACGTTCAGCCATGACGCGTTGAAAATGTCGTTGTGCCGGTGTCAGCATTGACTCATCCCCGAATAACGGCGGGCCGTGGCCCGCCCTGTGCGTGATTACTGCCCGCCTGCCGGCGCTTCAGCAAAAGTGATACCGTCGATAAAGGCCACTGCGCCGTAGTCTTCAACAATGAAGTCATCGTTAGAGGACTGGTACGTTGCCACACGGTTGTATTCCGGCTCCTCTTTGATCGTCCGGCGCAGGCCGCCACGCTGGTAGTAGATCGAGAGGTTTTTAAACGGCGTGATGAGGATGGCGTTACCCGGCATGTAAGGCGCGATAAAGGTCGGCATGTTGCCAACGCGTTCCTGCGCCACAATCAGCTGACCGGCCAGCATTTCGGTATTCGGGTTGGTCTGACTCATCGCGTTGATGGTCGGGAAATTGCTGGTTGTCAGCAAATCGCCGGACAAAATCACCACGTTGTCGGGGTTACGCTTGTGCCATTCATCCATGAGGCTGTTTTTCGCGTCATAAACCGCAGCGCCGATGTTGCCGTAGGTGCCTTTCGCAGTGATTTTGTTGTCTTCATCACGCGATGTGATCGTGACACCGGTAATGCGACGGTGCGCTGCCTCATTGCGGATTTTTTGCAACCAGCCAATACCACAATCCTGCAACAGCGGATTCGCTGCGCGGTCTGACGGGTCGGCGTAACTGACGCCGTTAAAGCCGATCATAATACGGTCGAGCGACATCTGACGGGCCATCGCCGAGCTAATCAGCGGCTGGAAGTTCGGCTGATGCGCCCATGCATCCATCTGCGCATAACTCACGGCGTAGTCGTAGTTGGTTTTGCGGCACAGATAGTTATACGGATCCATCTTGTCGTTAGCGCCGGGATTACGACGGTTGGTGGTGCTGTTGTTGACGCCCGCCAGCGGGCCTTTGCTGCCGATCAGGATTTTCTGACCGATCTGCTCTTCCACGCCAAAGACGTTAATCAGCTTCAAAAAGGCATCATCCTGCTGTGCGGCAGCTTCAAGGCGCTGCTGTACAGTCGGGTCAACGCTGAACTGTGCCGCAACGGCGGCGGCGCTGACGCCGTTAAGCTGCGCCTGGCGGGCAACGTAGCTGTCAAACAGCTTACGGGTAGGGTTTCTCATATGCGGGATCTCTCGTTATGGATATCAGTAGTCAGCGAGCTGCGCGTTATCGCCGCCACCTGCTGCCGGGCGCTGGCTGAAATTGCCGTCCGTCCCTTCAAGCTGCTGGCGCAGTGCGGCAAGGTCAGTTGTCAGCTTCTGGATGGCGGCCTTGTCTTGCTGGCGCTCCTGTTCGGCAGTACTGAACTGCTCGCCAAGATCAACCTGAGACTGCGCCACCGCTTCAACAGCCTGATGCACCTGACCGAAGCGCTGATCGTCGGTTTTCTGGCCCTTACCGAGAATGCCCATTACGCGGTTAAACCACTGCTTGCCCTCATCACTGCGCTGTGCGGCCAGTTCAATCACTTCGGCCTCGATAGCCTCGGTGATCATCGGCGGCTCCCCCTGCTGGTTGTTGAAAGCCATCACCGAGGCGCGCTGCTGCGCGGCAAACTTCAGGCGGTCAGTGCCGAGGCTTGCCGGGGTGTCGGTCATCGCCAGCCCCACTACATAGGCTTTGCCGTTAAGGGCAAACTGCGGCGCCAGCTCGATGCTTGAATAGACTTTTTGCCCCTTATCGGTCATCTGCACCATGCGATCGGATGGGTCGATCTCCGCATAGAGCGCAGTACGACCAGCCAGCGGCCCTTCAGTAATGTCTTCGGTGCTGAGCGCGGTCACATCCCCCATCGCGCCAAAGTCGCTGCCAGGGTATGGCGAGAGAAAGTGCTCAATATTGACGCGTGCGGCGTACACGTTCAGGTTGTAGTTCGCCGCCGCATCGCGGAGGTGTTGCGGCTGGATTTCGCGGCCATCGACGGTATTCCCGGAGACGGCAACGCGAAACTTCTTACGGGGTTTAGCTGTGCCTGCCATGTTCGTTTACTCGCTGGTTTTTTGAGTTCCCGGAGATGATGGCAGGCGGCGACGCACGCGCTCAACGCGTTGTTGTTGTGAGGGAATTGCCACAACCAAAAGCGGGCGAAAGGGTACGCGCGCGCGGGTTAATCTCCCCGGCAGGAAGCGAGGAGGACAAATGGCGATTGAAGAAGCATTCATCATGCAGCGTGCGCGGCAGCTCTACTGGCAGGGATACCCGCCAGCGGAGATCGCACGCCTGATGGGTATTAACCCGAACACGGTGTACTCATGGAAAAAGCGTGACGAATGGGACACCACACCGCCGATACAGCGCGTCACGACGTCCATTGATTCCCGACTAATTCAACTTACCGGCAAAGACAAAAAAACCGGCGGTGACTTCAAAGAGATTGACCTGCTTACACGCCAGTTGAAGAAGCTGGATAACGGAACGCCAGCGACGCAGCCAAAGAAAAAGATCCGCAAGAAACAAAACTTTTTTTCAGAGGCGCAGATCGCCGCGCTGCGGGCCAACATCATCGACTCGCTGCACTGGCATCAGAAAGGCTGGTACGAGAATCACCACCACCGCAACCGGGCCATCCTGAAAAGCCGTCAGATTGGTGCAACGTGGTATTTCGCCCGCGAAGCGCTGCTGCGTGCGCTGTCCGAAGACGTGAAGTACAAGCATCAGCTCAACCAGGTATTTCTGTCGGCGAGTCGTCGCCAGGCGTACCAGTTCCGCAGCTTTATTCGCGCCGCAGCTGCTGAAGTTGATGTTGAGCTAAAGGGCGGCGACATGATCCAGCTGTTCAACGGCGCAGAGCTGCACTTTCTCGGCACGTCAGCCGCAACCGCGCAGTCGTACACCGGCAACCTGTACTTTGACGAATTTTTCTGGGTCGGGCAGTTTGCCAACCTGAAGAAAGTGGCTGGCGCGATGGCGACCCTGAAGGGGTTGACGCGCACCTACTTCTCTACACCATCGGCTGAAAGTCACGAGGCTTACCCCTTCTGGTCAGGTGAAGCCTTCAACAAAGGCCGCAGCCATGGTAAGCGCGTGGAGTTCGACACGTCCTGGAAGACGCTTAACAGCGGGTTGATGTGTCCGGACAAAATCTGGCGCCAGATTGTCACGTTGCAGGATGCTGTCGATAACGGCTGGGATCTGACTGACATTGACGAAATCCGCGACGAAAACAGCCCTGAAGAGTACGACAACCTCTACGCCTGCACCTTCATCAAAAATGGTGAAACCGCCTTTGACTACAACATGCTGTTGAGTTGCGGCGCAGACGGTTACGACGAGTGGCCGGACTGGAAGCCCTACGCCATGCGGCCAATGGCCGATCGTCCTGTGTGGATTGGCTACGACCCCAACGGGGCCAGCGGCAAAGGCGATAGCGGGGCCATCTCTGTTAACGCGGCGCCACTGATCCCCGGCGGCAAGTTCCGCACGATTGAAACCATTCGCGTACGTGGCATGGAGTTTGAGGCGCAGGCCGCCATGATTATTAACATGCTCACACGCTACAACGTGCAGCACATCGGTATCGACGGCAGCGGCATCGGCGAGGCGGTGTATCAGCTCGTGAAGAAACGATTCCCTGCGGCGGTATGCTACCAGTTCTCGCCAGCCAGTAAGCGCATGCTGGTACTGAAAATGCTGCAACTGGTTCGCGCCGGCCGCTGGGAGTATGACCGCGGCGAATATGACCTGATCACCGCTTTCAGTGCCGTGCGTAAGGTGGTCACGCCCGGCGGCGTCATCACCTACGATACCGACCGCGCCCGTGGCGTGAGTCATGGCGACCTCGCCTGGGCGACGATGCTCGCCACCGTTAACGAGCCGCTGGGTCAGGAAGGCGGAAACACTATGACTGTTATGGAGTACTGATGAGCAGACGAAAATCCCCGCGCGGCAGGCAGTATGCCAGAGAGCAAACTGATCTTGCCGACGCATTGAAATCAGCGCCTGGCCTCAGTGCGTTCACGTTCGACGGTCCCTGGCCTGTTACCGGTGCTCATGATCTGCTGGATAGCATGTACTGTGCCGATAATGGCCGGTACTACGAGACGCCGATTAGCTGGTACGGGCTCGCCCGTCAGTTCGGGTATGCGAGCTGGCACCAGTCGGCGCTGTTCTTCAAGCGTAACGTGCTGGCCGGGTGCTTTATCCCGCATAAATTGCTATCGCGCCAGGCGTTCAGCGCCTTTGCGCTCGACTGGTTTGTTTTTGGCAATGCGTACCTTGAGATGCGCCGCAACCGCCTGCATGGACCAATGGGCTTTCGTAATTCGCTGGCGAAGTACACCCGGCGCGGTTCCGACCTCGACACTTACTGGTTTATTCAGTCCGGGCTTACCGATCATCAGTTCGAAACCAGTTCAGTGTGTCATGTGCTCAACCCGGACATTCACCAGGAGATCTACGGCATGCCGGAGTATTTCGCCGGCCTGCTGTCGGCCAACCTGGCACACTCCGCCGATAAGTTCCGCAAGCTCTACTACGACAACGGGTCGCACGCAGGCTGCATTGTCTACGTTAACAGCGCGATGGCCGATCAGGAGAGCATTGACAGCCTGAAGAAAACACTGACTGACACCCGTCGCGGCGGGGCATTCAAGAACGTCCTGCTGCATGCTCCGGGTGGCGGTAAAGACTCGGTGCAGATCCTGCCCTTCAGTCAGATATCAGCGAAGGATGAGTTTGTCGGCGTGAAGTCCTCTACGCGCGATGACATGCTTGCGGCTCACCGCGTGCCGCCCCAGCTGATGGGCGCCATCCCTGAAGGGAATGGATCATTCGGCGACGTCGAGAAGGCAGCAAAGGTCTTTGCTGTCAATGAGCTGACGCCGGTCATGGAAGCGATGAAGCATGTTAACGACTGGCTCGGCGAAGAGGTGATCCGCTTCAACCCTTACGCCCTGCTCGTGCAGTAACCCCAGGCGGCACCGCCATTCCCGGCGGTGCGGTACCGACCTGCAGCACCACCATTCCTGGCCATATCGGCCAACCCGCAAAACCTCAACATCATATCCCTAACCAGACGCAGCCAGCGGCATTCTGGCGGGCTTTTGCCTGCGCGCTCGCCGGATGCACTGCGAAAGTGCGCGCCCGGCAGGCGGCTTTTGGCGAGGTATGCCGACCCCTTCCCTACCCCCAAAGCGCGCGCTTGCTCCCCCGCCTCGCCTGCGCGCTAAACCTGCGTCTTTTTGTGCACTTTGTGCAGACCGCCCAGGCCCCGCCAGTGCTGGTGCTGCGGGGCAAAAATGAGGTTATAAAAATTGTGCAACTTTGTGCAACTTTGTGCAATTCAGAGCATAGGATTATTAACACAGTAATAATCATCGTTCGAAAAATGAAAACTACACTTGGCGCCCTTTTTAGGCACCAAGTGAATTAGTTTTTATTGTATTTACATCTAAATTTAAACTCTCTTATCTCTGAGGAAACCAAGCTCCTCTGCTTTTATAACCACGCCAAGGTTCATTGGAATTCTAGTTTCTGAGATTGCCTTAACATATGATGGAACATTAGTTATTTCCACCCTACCACCGGCTTCGAATAATGGTCCTGCGCGAAGAATCCCTAATAGAATAAGTCTTTCCCCGCCCAAAACATCCCCGTCAATCATAATGGTTCCGTTATTGTATATATACACGGGTGAACCGCTTGACCCAGGAAAGCAAGCCATGTCAATTAAAAACTCCTTTTTCCCTTGCCAGTTTTCTTTACAATCTGATGCGGTAATGCCTTTTCTTGTGATGGGCTTATTATTTACATGATCCCATAATGCCGTTGGATATCCTGTCATAAAAACATCCTCAACAGATGTTAGTGAGGATTTATGCTCATAGTGTTCATAACATTCAGACTGGAAAAATGGGAAAAAATGCAGTGTCATATTATTTTTTTGGAATTCAATTATTGCCTTATTTATTGGTATTGCGCATAAATCTACATCACCTGGATGGGGAATCAGTATAGTTTGAAGATCTTCGATTAGAACGCTTTTATTGTTTTCAATATCACCCGTTCCAGCATTAGCCATTCTGGTCATAAGCATAGCTGATGCTGCATCTTTAACAACATGTTTATTAGTAACAATAAAGAAGTTATGACCAACTCCGCTATGATGCTCTACCCCATAGAAAAAACCTGTGCCAACAGATCCATTATTGCATTTAATCATGACTGTATGCTTGTCGAGGCGATTGGAGAGTTTCATATTTTTTCACTCCTTACTCTATGTTTAATATATTAATGAATTAGTT